CTTATCTGCAAATTTTAACTTACCATCTTCAGTAGTCGCAACAAATTTACCACGGGAATCTAACCAACCACCGTGACCATCACTTACAAGGTTCAGTTTTCTCGCTTGCATACTTGCTTGCGACTGGGCCTCATTCAGGAACTGAAAGAAACTTTTCATTGATATTGATAATCCTTATACATTATTTAGTAAATTTTTAAAAATGGTCCGTTAGAATCACCAAATTCTTTTTTAGCCCCATAGTAAAGAGCAGTACACCATTCTTTTGATTTTCCTTTTTTACTTATAGTGACCCAAATATTTGCCCATTCCATAGCAATTAATTTGGATGAAAATCTTCCAGCGGAACTTCTATCAGCATTTTTTGTTTCATATATTATCGCATAATCAATAACATCTTCAATACCTTCAGCAACTTTTTTATTGTTCTCATAAACAGCAACTTCACCAAAATCAATCATTCCAGATGAATTTAATTTATTATATAAATCTACCCAATATTTCTTATCAGTGTCATTCCATTTTCCAACTGGAGGAATATGTTTATGTTTTGCTGCTGATGTAGGTCGTTCTAATCCCATACCACGAAGAAAAGAATCAAGAGCGACACTAGAAACTTTTCCAAGTTTAGCACCAGCATCTTTTCCTTTTGGAGTCAAATCAGTTTGAACCAAATTCCTATCTTTAGAATATTGAAAATTTCTAGACTGTCCATGAATTTTACCTCCCTTGGCAGTTTCCATATCAAATCCAAGTTCACCAGTATCAAAAAGAAATGGTTTCTTTCTACCAAGAGTTAAAGTACATTTTAATGACCCCCTAACCATATCAACTTGAATTGGAGTAGATTTTCCACCAGCATTGGCAACTTCAGCATTAGCAACTTTTTTTGTTTTTGAAATTGCTTTTAATGAAATTCCCACAAGAACTTTTTCTTTTAAAGTTTCTCTCATGTATGAATTAAGTAATGTCAATTTTGCTTCTTTTGACATTCCATCAATATTTGTTATTTCTTTTATTGTTCCTTCAACAATTTTTTTCTTATTTCTCTTCACCAAAACTATATCCATAGGATTCCAACGGTCCTTGACAGATACTCCACATTGAATCTTTGCAATATTTTCAATGTAAGGCATAACTCCAATATCTCTGGAGTATTCATATCCTCTATTAGCACCTAGATATTTTTTTAACGCTTCTGTTTGTTTACGATAAGTATCTCTCCACTCAGGACTATATCCATCATATACTCCCAACATTATTTTATCTGTTGGTTCCTTGTTTTTTTCAATAACATGCTCAAAAAAAACTTTGGAACCATTTTCTTGCTTGGCAGTTTCTTTAGCGTTGGTTGCCATTACTTAGACTTTCTAAGTATTTAGAGATCTCCCTCTACACGATTCTCTGAACTATAAACATCAAACTCTCCACCAGGATATCGTGCTTTGAGTTTCTCTACATTCATCTCAATCACCTCATCAAAGGTTGTATCAAGTGCCATACATGCCTGTGCAAGATACCAACAGATATCTCCCAGTTCACGTTTCATATGAAAGACATTCTCTTCGTTATAAGGTTTGCCTTGTAAGAAGATCTTCTTTACCACTTCAGTAAACTCACCTGCTTCTGCAGATAGTCCAAGAGCAGCAGTTAGAAGTTGTGAGACGTTTGCATCATTTACTTCTAGTTCACTAAGTCGTGCAGCAAGAACAGGCCAGTCAAGACTTGGAGCACTAGTGACTCCTTCTACAAATTCAAGGTACTTTTCGGTATCAACTTTAGTCATGAAAATCGGGGATAAATGGTTCTTGGCAATCTTCGGGGAGTTTTTCAATTATTACTTCTTTCCAACTACCACCAACACCACCGTCCATATTGACGACGATATCTTTAGTTGGAAGTTTGGGTCTTTCTAAAAGTTTGACCTCAACTGTTTCATAGATTGGTTTGAATTGGTAATAATGACCTTCGCCTCTTCTTCCAACAAGAGTAACGGCATCTTTCATAGAACCACAATCAGCAATCTTCTTACCAGTTGGATCAAATACAGAGTAGTATCCGTTCAAAACTTAAACCCCTCAAATGATTTCTTTGGTTTATGCTCATCGTTATTATACTCCTCTTCCTTACCACTGTCAAGAATATCATCTTGTGCAGTCTGCTCACAATCATACAAACGCATCTTAGCACGATCAATACCAATCACAAAACGTTTAGAAATGTTTGAATCATTATATCTATTCTTCAATTGCTTCACAAGTATCTGTCCCAGGGATTCGAGTTCTTCAGTCGAAATAAGGGCAAACATAAGATCAGCAGTAGCAGGGAGACCAAAGGACTCACTAGTGTCAGTAAGTTCAACGTCACTGCTACCATAACCAGAACGAGTGGTCTGCGTGGCAGAAACGATAGCGACGTTTGCTTCGCAAGCCAATCCTCTAAGTTCTTCAGCAATTGCTTTAATATATGAATATGAATTGACATTGCTGTTTCCGCGATACCTGCTGGAAGCACATATATTAAGGTAATCAATGAAAATAATATCAGGTCTAAATGATTTCTTAAGTGCAAGTTCATTAAGAAGTGCTGTAAAGTGTCCACTATGAGCACTCGCAGTAGGGTATTCTTTAATTATAAGAGTGCCTTGAGTCTTCTCAGCAAGTTTCGTCACCTTACTCTCAAACATTTGTTTAGGTAAATCGGTTATCTCCTGAATGTTAACATTGAGAAGGTTGGCATCAATCCTTTCCGCAATTTTCTCTTCAGCCATCTCCATAGTAATGTACAATACGTTCTTACCAGAAAGAAGGCAAGAAGCAGCCATATGGCACATAAAGAGAGACTTGCCGACACCAGTGCCAGCAAGAGCGATGTTAAGTGTTTTATTCGGTAAACCACCTTTCGTTATTTTATTAAAGTATTCCAAGTCAAAAGGTATCTTATCTTCCTTTCTATGATAAGATTCATATCTTGCCTCATAATCTTCAAGGTAATCGTGTCCAACATGAGAGTCAAAAGAGACTGCTAATGCATCTGAGAGGATGCTAGGAATAGCATCACGATCTTTCTCCTTATCTTTTCCATCTGCAAGTGCAATGGATTCCATCAATGCCAGATAGATAGCACGATCACGACACCACTTCTCAGTAGTATCAAGTAACCAATCATAATCTGTAGGAACATCCTCAAGATAACTGATTAGTTTAGTTACTTCAGTAAAAGAAGTGTCGTTAATATCTTGACGCTTCTCTACCTCAATACAAAGAACTTCCTTTGTTGCAGGTTGATTGTACTCATTTACAAAGTTAAGAATTTCTTCAAATACAATCTTTTGATGAGAATCATCAAAGTAATCTCCCTTAATAAAAGGAACTACCTTACGAAGATATTCTTCATTGTGCAGAAGATTTCTTAGAATTAAAATTTCAATCTTATCCATAATTCCAGAGACAATAATTTGACATAATATACTTTTCCCCTTTTAGGACAGGAGTGCCTTCGTGTGGAAACAACCAGTATGGAGGAAATACCAATACAGATCCTTTCTTGGGAGTAATTTCACATTTTGGATAGAAGATAGTTTTCCCACCCTCAAAGTCATCATTGAGATAGAATAGCATCGCAACAAATCTTTGACAAGTTTCAAGTGATGCTACATCAGCATGTCTCTTGTATACATCATTAGTCCCACCAACATACTTTTTGATATTAGAACCCTCAAATATAAAGTCACTTGTATTGAAGTTAAATCCGTATTCACCTAACCATTCCTGATACTTACTAGCAACTGCCGTGTAAGTATGTTGAAGTTTTTTTTCTGCTTTGAGGTGATGATTGCAAATAAAAAGATTAGTCCAGTTAGGATATCCATCCCTTTCTAATCTATCCTTATGTTCACTTTCTTCAAAAAGTTTGATTAGTTCATCGCAAGTTTCATCTGGTAATACATTGTCAATTTTTAGAACAAAGTTAAACAGATTCATGAACCGTAACTAAACTCCTCCCTTGCAATCTCATCCAGTTTCTCCATCACCTCAGGTGTGAAGTATTGCTCTGGATCCTTGTAGATCGCCTTAGCATAAACTTTCTTGCCGTCTATCTCATAACGACCTGCAACATTTTTCCAGAGACCTCCCAGTTCACCCAACTCAAGAAGACCATAATATCGATCAAGACCACGCTCATCGTAATAAAGACGTATGGTAACATCTTTGTTCTCCTTACTTAAACGTGACTTGTGAGTCTTAGCCTTGACAAGGTTGCCGACCACTTCTGTTCCATCCTTCTCCTTCTTCTTGCTGAGATAGATGATTGTACTTGCTGCATACTTGAGACCGCTGCCTCCTCCCATTTCCTTTGTAGGGACATAAGAACCAATGACATCATAGGTATGATTAGTAACGATTAATGGAATTTTTGCCTGACCAAGTTTAAGTGTAAGCATACGGAATGCTCCCTTAACAAGTTGAGATTTAGTCATGTCCCGAACTTGCTTGTCGTCTAGAGCATCACGGATCTCCTTCTCTGTGGAAAGCATACCAAGAGAGTCTAACACAAACATACATGGTTTGCGTTCTTCTTCAGATTTTTTTAAGTATATGTCTACTGCCTGCAGTGCTTTTTGCCTGAACTGCTCAATCGTAACAACATTGATAACAACTAATCGTTCTAAGTCAATGCCACGACTTGTAAGAAGAGACTTATTAACTGCTGCCTCAGTGTCAAAGTACAAACAGTAACCGTCAGGATTACTATCCAAAAAATTCTTAACCACAGCGAGACTAAAGAAAGTCTTCCCAGTAGAAGACTCACCAGCAATGGCAGTA